CTTAAGATTCTAGAAAGTCTCACTGTTGATACCAATGTATTCGTTATCAGCCACAAAGGCGATCAACTGTACGACAAGTTCCATTCCGTAATCAAATTTGAGAAAACAAAAAACTTCAGCAGGATAGCAGCATGATTAGACCTTTAGTAGACAAGAACGATCCAATTCTAAAGCAAGTTATGGAGAAGTTTGACTTCAAGAATCCACCAGTTGATCCCGTTCTGTTGTATCAAGACTTAGCCCAAACTATGATTGAACATAATGGCATCGGTCTATCAGCAAATCAGATTGGGCTTCCATACCGTGCGTTCGTTATGCGAGCAGCCGATGTTATTGGTGTGTTCAATCCAATTATCGTTGACTATTCAACCGAAACTGTTATCTTAGAAGAAGGGTGCTTGTCTTACCCAAATCTTTATGTGAAGATCAAGCGCCCTAAGAAGATCAAAGCACGATATACACTTCCAAATGGTGAAGTTGTTACTCAAGTGTTTGACGGTATTACTGCTAGATGTTTTCAGCATGAGTTGGACCATCTGAATGGAATCCTATATACTAGCAGAGCAAACAAGTTTCATCTTGAACAGGCTAAGAAGATTGCTGGCAAGTTCAATAAGTATCCGCGTTTGCCAAAAAGTGAACTCTCAGAACAAACTAAGGAAATGTTAGAATGGTTGAAAGTGTAAAAGAAACTACTGAATATGAAAGTCTTATTGGCGTTAAGGTTGAACTTAAAGGTCCAGCAAGTCTAGAGAACTTTCTATACAGCGAAGAAGAGATTGAAGAAGCGCAGCCCGAGTGGAAGAAGAACTGGGTTGGCATGCCAGAATATGAGAATGAAGCAAACCCTCCATACAAGAAAATCCAAATCAACTTTCGTAATGAAGAAGATTACAATGAGTTTGCCAAGTTGATTGGTCAAAACTTGACCGACAAGACTAAGAGCATCTGGCATCCAAAACTTGATAAAGATAAGAATGCGCTTCGCAGATGGATTGAAGAATGATCCTCTTCTATACGTCTAGAAATGTTACAGGCGCATTTGCAGAAGGTCTTATCGTCAATATGCAGATTATGGACACTGTTGATACAGTGATCGATTTTCTAACTCCAACAAAGACTGATTCTGGGCAAAGTTTTATCGAAGAGACTACAGGGCTGTCCATCAGACAATCTTGTAATCTGTTCGGTGATTATTATGAAAACAAAGCGATCAACATGGGTTCTTGGAAAGAAGTCTATGATGACCTAGATGTTTCTGTATTGAAAGATTATGATTCATTGCACATCTTTGGTGGATTACATTATCCACAATCGGATCTGACAAGATTCTCTAAACGATCCAAGACGTTTCCTAATGACCGTGGGCAGATCAAGTTTAGACAAACTGCTATGCACATTGTCAATATCATGGCTATGCACAAAGCCCATGTGATCTATGATATACCATTGCACGAGTTTTCATATGACACAGATGAACTGAGCACCAACCTATTCAAGGTTGACCAGAATCCAAGTAAGTATCACCAGTATCACATCTATGATATTCCTGAATACAATATGAAGAGACTTGATAGTCTGCAATATCATCTTCTGTCACGAAAAACTTTTATGGACTTTGATGAAAAGCAATATGATTTCACTCTTGGCTATACAGTATATGCATATGGCAACAGAGAAGAATACGCAAAGCAGATTGATGATGTAGTTAAGAACTTTGGTACCAGCAACATCTACATCAAGAACAATGTTACAAAGTATGATAACTCTATTAGTCGTGGTTTATATCTTGACAAGATATCACAATCCAGATATACTTACATCATACCGTCCTATGATAACAAGTGCTTCTCTCTATATCGGTTCATTGAGGCTATCTATTATGATTGCTTGCCACTGATCCATGAAGACTGTTATCTTGATGGCGTGGAAAAGTGTTTTGATGTTGGTCTGAAAGATTTGATAAGAACAACTCCTTTCTCTGAAGAAGAAAGATTATCAAAACTGGAATATCTGAAGCATAAGATTCTTAGAGTTGAGAGATTATTTGATGACAACAAATCCTAAATATCCAGTCTATATCATCAGCAAGGGTCGTTCTGATTCCATGTTTACATCTCGGTCTTTGGCTAGAATGCAAGTGCCGCATTACATTGCTATTGAGCCACAAGATGAACAACTGTATGAAGCAGCATTAGACAACTTTGGCATTCGTCCATATGTGACGCTTCTCGTTGCTCCATTCAGCAATCATGGTGATGGTCCAGGGCGTGCAAGAAACTGGTGCTGGGATCATTCTATTGAACTAGGTGCTACAAGTCACTGGGTTATGGATGACAATATCCAAGACTTCTATCGCCTACATCAAAACGAACGCATCCGTGTGGAATCTGGTGTTATCTTTAAGGCTGCTGAAGACTTTGTTGATCGATATGAGAACGTGCCGATCTCTGGATTCCAGTATCGGTTCTTCTGTGCACCAAATCAGAAGTATCCTGCGTATGTCAAGAACACTCGAATCTATTCGACTCTTTTGATTAGAAATGATTGTAAGCATCGCTGGCGCGGTCGATACAACGAAGATACTGATATCTGTCTTCGCGTTCTTAAAGATGGCGATTGCACTATCCAGTTCAATGCTTTCCTTCAAGGCAAAGTCGCAACACAGACACTATCTGGTGGTAACACGGCTGAGTTCTATCATGCTGAAGGCAATACTGATAGAAGCGAATGGCGCGGTGGCACACTAAATGCTGAAGGAACTATCAACAAATCACAGATGTTGGTTGACTTACATCCTGATGTTGCTAGAATGGTATGGAGATATGATAGATGGCACCACCATGTAGACTATTCTTCTTTTGAAAAAAATCAACTTAAACTGAAAGATGGTATTGTTGTTGAACAAAAAGTCAATAACTACGGTCTGAAACTTGTATACCTGGAGAAGTAAATAATGACAACAAGAGACGTGAACTATAAGTTTGGAAACATTGACTATACGATAAAGCCGCCAAATATTTCAGGCGTAGGAACATTTGATCTTGAACCATATACTGGTCCGGTAAGACATTCAACTGTTTTTCCTGAAGATATTACGCTACGAATGCCACAAGTAGATGACATCAATCTTGACAGCATCCATCGTTATATCGTTAAGGATGACTATGGTAATACGGTCGTTGATATGCCAGCAGATAGCAGGAGAATCCAAACTCCTGATGCAGTATCAAAGAAATCTGCGGCTATGCACACTTATTACAACCAAACTAAGCCTATCGCGTATAAATACAATGAGGGCGAGACGCTCAAAGACATCACCGACTATGTTAACAAGACATACGGTGAGCATTATTCCCAGAACAAGTTTCAGACTACCGAGTTCGTTATCGATTCGGGACATGGTGAAGGCTTCTGTATTGGAAACATGCTAAAGTACACTCAACGGTATGGTCGTAAAGGCGAACCAACTGAGTGGAGAAAGGACTTGATGAAAGTGATTCACTATGCTATCATGATGCTTCATGTACATGATGAGCAACATAACAATAAAAAGGATTAATAATGGAAAATAAAACACTATCAGTTTTCGTTGCACTTGACCGTTCTGGGTCAATGCAAGGCGAACGGTGGACTACGGCAATCACATCTTTGAATGAATATATTGCCAATCTTAAGAACGAAAAGGTTGAAGGTAACGTAACTATTACGGCTTTTGATTCTTTTCATGACACTTCAGGCTCACATACTCGCCTTGTTGATCTATTAGACAATCAAAGTATTGCATATTTTGAACCGTTGAACGAAAAGATCATTCAACCTGGCGGTGGTACTCCTTTGTATGATGCTGCCGCAAGTGTTATGGATCGTGCTATTGAGCGTAACTCGGAACGTACTATTGTCCTAATCCTTACCGATGGAGAGGAAAATATGTCAAAGGAATACACTCAGGCAAAGATCAAAGATAAGGTCAAGTTGCTTCAAGATAAGAAGTGGGAAGTTATTTTCCTTGGTGCAAACTTTGATGTTGCAAAATATACTTCTGGTTCGGGGTTAGCCCACACAAAGTTCCGTAACGTAGATATGAGCAATAAGTTCGCAACAGCATCGATGACTGCCGATCTATCATCAAACAGTGTGGCATATGCTCGTTCTGGCACTGCAATGGATATGTCTGGTGTCACTGTAAAGGTAGAGGTATACTAATGGGTATTGAGATTAAAGTAAGTATGGAAACTTTGCGGAAGCGCAAGTTGTTTTTTGCGGCTCCAATGTATGGTGGTCAATGTGCGGGTATGTTCGCTCGTTCTGTTGCTGACCTTTCTGCATTGTGCGCCCATCATGGTATTCAAATTCGGTTCTACTTCCTGTTCAACGAATCACTGATTACCCGCGCACGGAACTATTGTGCAGATGAGTTTATGCGTTCTGGCGACACTCATATGATTTTCGTTGACTCTGACATTGGCTTCAATGCTAATGACGTTCTGGCTCTGCTAGCACTTCAGGACCACGAAGACGAAAACAACGAATACGATATTCTAGCAGGACCTTACCCCAAGAAGTGTATCTCATGGGAAAAGATCAAGATGGCAGTTGACAAGGGCTTTGCTGATGAAAACCCACAGAACCTTGAGAAGTATGTTGGCGATTACGTCTTCAATCCAGCCAATGGCGCTGGTGAGATTCCACTAGGTGAGCCAGTTGAAGTTCTTGAGGCGGGTACTGGCTTCATGATGTTCCGTCGGCGCACCTTTGAAAAGTTTGCTGAAGCCTATCCACAGCAACTCTATCGCCCTGATCATGTTCGCACAGAACATTTTGACGGCACTCGTGAGATTATGGCATTCTTTGATACGCCAATCGATCCAGAGTCTAAGCGTTATTTGTCAGAAGACTATATGTTCTGTCAATGGTCACGCAAGGCTGGAATGAAAGTTTGGCTGTGCCCCTGGATGCAGTTACAACATGTCGGCATGATGGTGTTCGGCGGTTCGCTAGTTGACCTAGCACAAATCGGTGCATCGGCTACTGCTGATGTGTCACAACTTAACAAGCCAAAGAAGTAAAATAGGAAACAATATTATGAAGTTTGATGCGACAACCACTCAAATCCTGAAGAACTTTTCTTCAATCAATCCATCGATCCAGTTTAAGAAGGGCAATCGTCTAGCGACCATCTCTTCCAACCATGCTATTTTGGCTCGTGCAACTCTTGAACAAGAGTTTCCGGCTGAATTTGCCATCGAAAATCTACCACGCTTTCTTGGTACGATTTCCATGTTTGAAAATCCTGATCTTGATATCAAGGACAAGTACATGGAAATCTCTCAAGGTGGTACCAAGTTTAACTATTCATTCACTGATCCATCAAGGATCGTAACTCCTCCTCCAAAAGATATCAATCTTGGTAATGCAGAAGTTAAGTTCTCGTTGAAGAAGGATGACCTCAAGAAGACTCTCCGCGCTCTCAGCGTTGCGTCTTTGACGGAGATCGCGGTTGTTGGCTCTGATGGTAAGATTTATCTTCAAGCGATTGATGCCAAAGGCGCATCTAACGATGTATTCAGTATTGAGGTCGGTGAAACGAAGGCAACTTTCCGCATGATATTCCGCGCTGATAACATTAAGTTGATGGAAGAAGATTATCAAGTCTCTATCTCTTCTAAGGGCATTAGTCACTTCCAGAGTGCCGCTGTTGAATACTGGATTGCAGTGGAATCAAACTCTAACTTTACTGCTTGATTTATCAAGGGGGAAGAGTTATAATGATTCTTCCCCTACTTTTTATGATGTGGAGTTTATATTATGCTAGAAGATTTCTTGTGGGTTGAGAAGTATCGCCCACAGACCATTGATGATACCATTCTGCCTGCTGATCTGAAGAAGACGTTCCAACAGTTCGTTGATCAGTCTAATATTCCTAACCTAATCCTGTCTGGCTCTGCTGGTGTTGGTAAGACAACAGTAGCCAAAGCTATGTGTGAAATGCTTGACTGCGATTATATCGTGATCAACGGATCACTTGAAGGTCGATCTATTGACATTCTTCGCAATGAAATCATGAACTTTGCATCCTCTGTGTCTTTGCGCGGTGGTCGCAAGTATGTGATCCTTGATGAGGCCGACTATCTGAATGCACAGACTATTCAGCCTGCTCTCCGCAACTTCATGGAAGAGTTCTCTGCTAACTGTGGCTTCATTCTGACTTGCAACTTTGCCGAGCGAATCATTGCACCACTCCAGTCTCGCTGTTCGGTTATCAACTTCAAACTTCCTAAGAAAGATATTCCAGTTCTCGCTACTCAGTTTCGAAGTCGAGTCTGTATGATCCTTGATAAGGAAAATGTGAAGTATGAGAAGCAAGTGGTCGGTGAAGTTATCATGCGATTCTTTCCTGACTGGCGCCGTGTGTTGAACGAACTTCAACGCTATTCGGCTACAGGTGCTATTGACACTGGCATTCTTTCTAATATTAAGAATGAAAACTTTGCCGATCTGATTTCCTATCTCAAGGACAAGAACTTTACCGCAACTCGCAAGTGGGTCGGTGATAGTGATGTTGATGCAGGTTCTTTCTATCGCGCATTCTTTGATGCTATGGAACCTAAGATCGGCAAGCCATCTGTGCCATATCTTGTCATTCTTATTGCTAAATACCAGTATCAAGGATCATTTGTGGTTAATCAAGATATCAATCTGATGGCATTCCTTGCTGAGGTAATGGCAGAAGTTGAGTTTGTTTAATGTTCGCGTGGTTCAAATCTCTGTTCCGTAAGAAGTGTCCAGTATGCGACACTAAGATGCCGAAGAATGTTCCGCTTGCAGAGATTCGCCTAGAGACTGCTGAAGGTCCTCACAGTGTAATGTGTTGCCCTGATTGCTCTAGGTTCTTTGACCTATCCGCACAAGTTCTAAACAAGATGGATGATGATGATGACGACTCCCTTTGATTACATTAACTCTGTAAGCCATAATAAAGTAAACATGATGCAAGATACTGATAACGATGTACTTGCAGAGAAGGGTTACAATGCTTATATTGTAAATAAGGGTTTGTCTTACTTCCCTGATACTATCCTCTATGCCAATATGATGAATAAGAACTGGCATCTGGACAATAAACTGCAATATAGTTTTTTGTTGAATATTCTGCGACCCAAGAAACGTTTCGCGAAATGGGTTAAAAAGCAGGAATCCACAGACATAGAGATTGTAAAGGCGTATTACAAGTGTAATAATGTCAGAGCAAACGAATATGTTAAGATTCTAACAAAAGATCAAATAAAAGAACTTGAGACTAGAACTACGATTGTTTATAAATAAATCGTATTTAATAGAATATGGTCATATTATAGAGGTTGTAGTACAATGAGTTTGGTTGAGAGTTTTGTAGAGATTAGATTAGGCGAAGAAGAAGACTTCTTAAAGGTTCGCGAGACCCTGACCCGTATTGGTGTCGCATCGCGCAAAGATAAACAACTCTATCAATCATGTCACATACTGCATAAGCAGGGCAGATACTATCTTGTTCACTTCAAGGAGTTATTTGCTCTGGATGGTAAGCCGACAAACTTCTCTGATGAAGATAAAGGGCGAAGAAATACCATCGCATTATTGTTACAGGATTGGGGGCTTGTTAAGATTGTAAATCCAGAAATCACCGAAGACCCCGTTACCTCTCTAAGTTTAATAAAAATCATTTCATTTAAAGAAAAGCACGAATGGTCACTAGTTACGAAATATAGTATAGGAAAAGGAACGAAATAACATTGACTTTCTTCTCCATATAGGCTATAGTTAAAGACTAAAGTGAATAATGGAGAAAGAAAATGCAAGTTACAGTTTACAGTTTTCCATCTATTCGTGATGGTATTAGTTCAATCGAGAAGACCTACTTGAAGTTAAAGTCTCGCTATCGGAATGATGGCCATCTGACACGAGAAGAGATTGATTACATGGACTGGGCTAACAATGTCTTGATGACATCTGATTCATATTCCAGTCAAAAATAACGGTTGACTTATTATTCTCCATAGTCTATGGTTAGTCATAACTTGAAAAAAAGAAGACCATGAAAACCGTTTTTATTGTAACTCGTATGGTGTTTGGTGTGGACCACCAACAAATTGTTAGTGTTTTTGCAAATGAAGATACGGCTTCTGAATTTTGCAAAAACATGAATACCATTGTAAAAAACGGGTACTATTATCAATACGATCCACATGAATACAATACGATTTAAGATAAATAAATCATGCTAAAGAAACGAATATGGATACCGCTGTTGTTGCTGATAATCATTGTGCTTAGGCATACGGTTGTTAGAGACTATATCGCGTATTCTTTTAATCAGTTTCTATGCATGTTAAGGTTGGGTGCTTAATAGCCTCGCGTACCCTCACGGTTAGGGGTACATTAGGAAGGGTGGCAGAGCGGTTGATTGCTACAGTCTTGAAAACTGTCGAACCTGATAAGGGTTCCATGGGTTCGAATCCCATCCCTTCCTCCAGCAGTGTGTGGGAAAGCCTGGTTAATCCGCCTGTTTTGGAAGCAGGAGATCGTTGGTTCAAATCCAGCCGCACTGACCATTTTGTCTCAATCGTTCAACGGATAGGACTTTAGACTTCTAATCTAATAATGAGGGTTCGATTCCTTCTTGAGACGCCAAATTTTAACACGCGGACATGGCGTAATGGTAGCCGCGACAGACTTAAAATCTGTTGGAGTATTCCGTCTCGGTTCGAGTCCGAGTGTCCGCACCAAATGAAAGAGAGTTATATGTCTGGTAAAAATAAAAAGCCATCTGGCCGTATGGGATATCTAGGTATACTTTCCGGCACTTCACCATCATATTCTAGCGAGCATCAAAAGATCGTTGTTGGAATTCTGAGTGTTGTGTCTATCGTCCTTTTTGTGCTTAAGTTGACGCATAGCATTACTTGGCCATGGTTGTGGGTAACAGCGACTGTATGGATTCCAATTCTTGCAATCTTATTTGGATTGATGATTTGTGCATTTTTGACGACTATCATCTATCTTTTTGTCAAATTTGATAAGTAACTGAGAGATTGATTATGATCGATTACAAACTCGCATACGAAGCAGCAATGAGAATCATTCGCTCTACATATGCTGAAAAGTTTCCTGATACATACTTCATCTCTGGTGAACTTGGTCAGAGAGATGACAACAATATGCCAGAGAAGATTCTTGTATGCCCTGCTTATGGCTTAGACTTCTCTTATGTTTATGTGCGTACCGATAAGGTATCAGGACCAGAGTGGTGATATGAAACGATTATGGAAACTATGGGCTAAGGCTTTGGGAGAGAAATCTGGTGATACAGATAGCGAAGCAGACCAAATTGCCATAATCAGAACCATCATTGTTTCGTGCTACATAATCACGAATCTGTTTATATTGTCTGGTGTCATTCGGCACTGGAACGATTAACATCAACTATACGCTGATAGCATAACGGTTAATGCCTTCTGCTCATAACAGAATCGATGGGAGTTCGAATCTCTCTCGGCGTACCATTATAATGGTTGCATTATTTTATCCTTTTTGTTATATTTAATCATAGACAGACACACAGAAAAGGAATGATAATATGACTCAGTTCTCAAACGAAAATATCAACGATCATAACGGCTGGCTCTCTTACGGTCCAGAACGCAAGTTCGTTGCTAACTTCTCAAAGCGTGGCGGAGGTAAGGCTACGTTCATCAAGTTTTTGATCAAGAACTTCACCGTTGAAGAGTATTTCGAGATGTATAACTCTGGTATGGCTCCTCTTCGCATCGTTGAGACTAAGGGCTATCTTCTTCCTCATATCAAGACTTGGTTGAAGCGTGAAGGATACGAAGTTTCGAAAGCCGGATTTGACAAGTATGTATCTGACAAATATGTACAGTACGCCGCATAATAACGGTTGCATTATTTCTCTTAGTATGATATGGTAAGATATAAGTTGATGAGAGAGAGAAAAATGCCTAGCATAGCGAAAAGTCCTTCTTGCAAAGAAGCGTATGTCTTCCAAATCTGTCATGAGATGAAAAAGGTTCATGAAGAGTTGGCAAGTGATGTTGCTTACTGGGGTCGCGAGCAAGAACTAGAGATGGTAGCAATGATCAAAAGCGATCTTGACTACAGCGAATGGTGTCTTGCTCAGTTTGAAGTTTCAGAAGATATGCAACGTCTTTATGATAACATTCTTTATGGCGATACGTCACCACGCGAGAAGTACGAAGTTGTTCTGGCTCTTCTAGAGGAAGTTCTGTAGTTAAACGGTATAACGACCGACTGATAATCGGTCATTGGAAGTTCGATTCTTCCCGGAACTACCAGTTTTTAAGGACACGAGGTTCCACGGTGGAACAACTGACTTTTAATCAGTCGAGGTTTATCTCAAGTGGGTTCGATTCCCACCGTGTTCACCAAAAAATAAAAATAGTGCTTGCATTATTTAACTAGATGCGTTATATATAGAGAATAGATTGATCTTTGACATTGTAACTTATTTCGCTAATACTACGACCTGTTGTAGTGTTAGCGTAATAAGTTATTAGATGAATGCATCCGTATAAGCCTAAAGACCGCAAGGTACGCATGGGGTGTGTTCTTTTAATGACTTAAACTTGGCGCCGTGACGAACGGGTAAGCCCAAAGAGATTATGGTAGTGCTGGTGACTGAATGCTGTGCCCCTGATCGGGCATACAGACTTGATCAGAAGTTAAGCAAGGGTTCGATTCCCTTGACTGCCTCTAAAGTTTAACGCGGGATAGAACAGTCAGGTAGTTCGTTTGGCTCATAACCAAAAGGTCGAGGGTTCAAATCCCTCTCCCGCACCCAACATTTGTGGTAAGGAAAGTTTTTATAAGGGACGTACCAGATCGCAACTGGCTCGCTTATAAAAAGTCGGAGTAATTGACCGATAAAAGGAGAATGGGCAGACAAACAGGGAGATAAACTTGTTAGTCAGATACCTCACCTGCCACAAAACTATATTCGGGGTGTTAGTGCTAACGGTAACACATGTGCTTTGCAAGCATGAATTAAGGGTTCGATTCCCTTACGCTCCACCAATTGCGGTTTTCGTATAATGGTATTATCACAGCCTTCCAAGCTGAGGACACGGGTTCGATTCCCGTAGACCGCTCCATTATTCAAACAGTCTGTTAGCCTTTGCTGTAATAGCAACTTCTTTCAAAACTGTAATGTTACTTTTAACTTCAGCGACATCTTTTTCTACATTTGGATTATAGGCTTTAAAATCTCCACCATGACCAAGTTTAATATGACACTCAGTTGTTTTGTCCATACATAGTGTAATGAGATTTGTAGGTTCTAGTTCCAATTCGGGATGAAGATGAAATGGTTTCATGTGATGTACATTAAGACTTTTTGATGAACCACATGCGGCACATGTTGGATGTTCGTTTAAGAACTTCTTTTCAAGTGCTGGCCATTTAGAACTTCTTTTAGTAGTAATACCAGCAGCAGCATCTCTGGTCTTAGTTGTTGTTTTGGTCATCTGATGTCTCTCTTGACTATTGTTTTATATTTATCAAGGATTATATTATGAAAGTAAATATCACATACGGCAAGAAACCTAAGACCGTTGTTGAGATTACGTTCGACGATGTTTGGAACATGGATGTCACACTTGCACAAGTTATTCATCCTATGCTATTGAAGTATCAAGAACGTGCTCACGGATCGTTCAATGTTGATGACGAAGATGTGCCAGAAGCCATCCGATCAACAGCAGCGGGTCCAAAAGAATACGAGTACGCGCCAGATGAGTTTCATGAAGCGCGGCATGATTATGTTATCAATGAAATGATCTGGGCTTTTGCTAACATTCTTGATGATAAGTCGAACGATTTCTGGATTGAAAAGCCAGATGAAAAAAACTGGTTTGGCACTGGTAAATATGATCTTGAAGCGTGTCTTACATATGAAAAACGGATTGAAAATGGAACAAAACTCTTCGGCAAATACTACCAATCGCTCTGGGTCTGAAGCGATTCTTAAGATTCTCGATACGACTAAATCTGAATGGGCGATCATTTATTGGACAATGGTTCTGATAAAACTTGCTAAGTATGAGCCGTAGACACACATTCACTTTTTACCGAATACGATAATATCGACTCGTTATATACTCTTATTCGTATATTTTTACCGTATACGATAAAACGTATATGACCTTTCTTTTCGTTGACTTATTAATCGTGGTGTGCGATATTAAGTTATAGACAGAAACAAGGAAAAAAGAAATGACTGTGCAAGAGTTGATGGAAGTTTTGGAAAATATGGATCCTGATCAACAGGTATATGTCTATGATCCTGATAGGGATCGCATGTGTCATGTGTATGATTCGAAAGTGGATGAAGATGGCGATTTGGTGTTGTATCCGTAATGTTTCCAGAACCAGGGACTAAAGTCCGCTTTGCAATGCCGGTCAGACTGCATAACAAAGACCTATCGTATTATGGCACCACAGATGTCGGCATTGTTATGGCTCGTGATGGCAGTTATATCTACATCGCATTCCAAGATCAACATGGCGATAACTATATCTTAGAACGATACGACACCGAGATTCTTGAGATTTTAGACGTATAAATAAAATGTATGCCCGAGTGGCGCAGCGGTAGCGCAACTCCTTTACACGGAGAGGGTCGGCGGTTCAATCCCGTCCTCGGGTACCAAAGATTGCCTTTATAAGTAAACAGTATACTGCCTGTTTTGTAATCAGGAATCCGGGGGGCAGCACCTCGTAAAGGCACCATTTTTTTAGGAGTGATCATGGGAAATATTTCAAATCCATATTCTGGTAAAAGAAGTTTCTTTAAAGGTTCTGGTAGAAAAGGTAATAAAAAGTTAGACAAATTCCAGCGAATGTTGATCCGACAAGAACGAATCAATTATTTGAAAGATAGTGGTATACCAGAATCAAGATATTCAGAATTTTATTTTGATGATATATAAAAATTGATGGACAATAGTTCAATGGTAGAATCCCGCACTGTTAATGCGGTTGTTGTAGGTTCGAGTCCTACTTGTCCAGCCAATCTTTCGATAATATAAATAAAACTAAAAGGGTTTGTTTATGTTATCATTTAAAGAGTTTCTTGCTGAAAAAAGACTCATGGTTGCCTCGAATAAGATTGAGACAAACAAAGCGGCTTTAGCAAAGCGCCTCAACAAAGATGGATGGAAGTCTGTTGGTGGTACCAACCACGAGAAGTTCAGACACGACACAAACAAGAATGTCATTGTTCTGCCGTATCACAGAGACATTAGCATCGGTGTTGCTAGGCAAGTTCACCAGCAAGCCGGATACATATAACGCGGGTCAAGCATTAAAGTGATGTGTTAGTCTCCAAAACTAAAGAACACGGGGCGGTACCGTGGACCTTGCGCCATTTTTCTCTTGATTTATTAAATCGGCTATGATATTCTGGTTATAGAAACGAGAGAAATCATTATGCTAGTTGTTGTCAGTAACGAGTCCGATATTTGGTTTGACGCTAACCAGATTATCCAAGCGGCAAACTTTTATGCGAACATTCTTTTGACAAAGAAACGCGCCGAAAAGATCATTCTTTATGTCGATATCAATCCTAAGATTGAAGATATGGCTAGTTGTGTCTGCGAAGAGGACAAGCAAAACCCCAATGAGTTTACCATTACGATTCGTGGTGATGACGATGACGATGACATCCTTCGCAGTCTCGCACACGAAATGGTCCATCTCAAGCAACATGCTAAGAATGAACTTCGCACCAGTCTGGTGCTTTCTAAGGGCGGCAAGTCTAAGACTGTGGTAAAGTGGCACGGCAAGACTGTCCGCTTCACTAAGAACGAACACCGCTACTTTGATGCTCCTTGGGAAGTTGAAGCATTTGGTCGTGAAGGTAGTCTCTATTATCGTTTCATGGATTCTATAGAAAAAGATTGACTTTATTCTTCTACTGGTTATAATGGTACTGTGAGATAGAGGAGAAAGTGATGGGATTTGCACATCCAGCATTTAACAATATCGGTAAATGCAAGACTAAACTAAACGCAAAGCAGCAAAGAGCAAAGGAAGAGCATGAAAAGTGGCTTCGAAAGCAAGGGCTGCATACAGAACAACTTGCGGCTAGAAAACCCAACAAAGGTATTCGGCTACAAGATAGTGAAGTTCGCGGTCAACCAAAGTACAAAACCTCTGATAAAGTTGGAAATGGCTTTGTTAAAGAAACGAATACATACACTGGAACAAAACTTCTAGGCATCGCAGTGATGCACAAGAGTTGTTTGGTACCAGTCTTTAGTAAAGAGAATGCGACCGAAATCGCTTCTATGAGGAGATAGATTATGAGAAAGACTATTGAAGTACATCCCGATGTGGTTGATCGTTTGGTCATTGAAGCCTTGATGGAACACATTGGATACACTAAGGACTTTATCCAAAATCTAAAGTACAAGAAGAATAATGGCGGTCTACAGCCACACGAGCAAGAAGACCTAGATGACAACAAGAAGCAACTGAAGCATCTTACTGCTGTTGCGGATTATTTCGGCGCATACTTAGATGGGTAAATGGGCAGATAGGTTCTTAGAACTCGCAGAGCATATTGGCGAATGGTCACATGATCCACGAACTAAGGTTGGTGCGGTTATCGTTGATGACAAAAACCGAGTTGTCTCTATTGGCTATAACGGATTTCCACGAGGAGTCGCAGACAGAGAAGACCGCTATAATGATCGCCCTACTAAACATCTATTCGTATGCCATGCTGAAAGAAATGCGCTCGACAATGCTCCTCTCAGCGTTGAAGGATGCACAATGTATGTACCTCTCCTTCCTTGCAATGAGTGTGCCAAGAGCCTCATCCAGTGTGGAATCTCCAGAGTAATCACACGAACGCCTAATCGACCAGATACTTTCAACTGGGATGTTACGCTAAAAATGTTTGAAGAATCTGGCGTTTCTGTTGCGTACAAAGACTGAATGTGATATAAATAACCTTGCCAATGCTTCGGGTTGGCTTAACACAAACTCTCGCTTAACAGGAGATAACTATGAGTTACATCAAATTCGGTGATCCATTTGTGGATTTTGAAAAGTTTCTGGTCGGTAAAGA